ATCGATTGAACGATTAGTACAACAAATAAGAGAATCTTTTTCCTTGATAAGATCATGTTACCCCCAAGAGATAGCATTGGTGAGATGAGTGCATTTGAAACATCGATACGTACTCAGGAGATGCAGAAGTCTTTCGGTCCTATTACTGGAAGACTTGAGAAAGAATTCTTACAACCACTAACGCTTAATTCATTCAAGATGATGTTACGCGGGGGTGCGTTTGATCCCATACCTCAAATAGTACAACAAGTATTGGCAGGTCAAATTCCTGGTGAGACATCAGCATTAAAGATTAACTTCATTAATACGCTCTCAAGATCTCAACGATTTGAACAAATGGGCAATGTCAGACAATGGATTGCGACTGCTCAGGAGATATCGGTTGCTACTGGATCACCTAATCCAATGGATAGAATCAATACTGATCAAGTAATGAAGTTGACAGAAGAAGTACTTGGAGTGCCACCAAAGTTAGTTCGTACTGAAAAAGAATTACAAGAGATAAGAGACGCAAGAGCGCAAGAGCAACAGCAACAACAAGACATTGATAATCTGAACAAGGGCGCAGACACAGCGAGCAAGTTGCAATGAAAGAAGGATCAAGAACTCAAGACAAAATTGAAGTCGCAAGACGTATTGCAAATACGCAAGACGGCATGATTTTTATTAAATACATGATTGAGGATTATATTGCTAACTTTAGACCTGATTTTGATAATCCTAATAAAACCTATTTTGAACTAGGTAAACAGCAGTTTGTAAAAGATTTTCTTAAACTAATAGAAGATAATCAAAGATTTGAACGAGTTATTATAAGTAGTAGATTTGACAAAAAAGAGGATAAATTATGAGTACACCATCAACAGATTTATTAGGGGATGCGCCAATAGTTGCAGATGCCACGCCAGCAGTTGATCCAGCATCAGCGCCAGCGGTTCCTGTATCAACCAATGCTACAGTAGCTCAGCAAGCACAAGTACAGGGATTCCTGCCTGCAACGTATGCGAATAATGCATCATTGAAAGACTTTAAGAGTATCGACGCATTAGCTGAGAGTTATATCAATCTAAAGAGTCAGATGGGAAGATCTGTTTCTATTCCTGGCAAAGATGCTGGTATTGAGGACATGAATAAGTTCTATGAAAGAATCACTACTGTGCCTGGTGTAATGCGTGCGCCTGATGAAAAAAATGCGGATGCAATGAATCAATTCTATACGACACTTGGCAGACCTAGTGAATCCAGTGGATATAATACTGGAGTTGAAGGCGATCAGGCTCAACTAATGGATGCCAATGCTATTAATAGTTTCAAAGAGATTGCACACAAAGCTAATTTGACTGATTCACAGTTTCAACAGATGGTTGCATATGACATGTCACGCGCTCAGATAGTCAGCGATACAGATAAGAATGCTGCGACTAATGCAATCAGTGTATTACAGCAACGCTGGGGAGATCAATACAACAATCGTATTGCTGGGGCTAAAGCTGCATTCAGAACGTATCAACAACAATTCCCAGAAGGATTTGCAGATTTACAAAAGGTAAAGAACAATCCTGCTATGATTGCAATCTTGGCAGATATTGGTAAGGCCATGTCTGAGAAAGGTTTCATTGATGCACCACATGCATATTCGGGTACGTCACCTGACGATGCATTAAGCAAGTTAGCAGAGATTAAAAATAATCCAGATCATGCTTCACATTCAAAGAATGCTGCGCGAGTTGGACTACAAGCACATAATCAAGCGAAGTTAAACAAGAGAGAATTATATAAGAAAGCATACCCAGATTAATCTGACTATTATGTTTTTATTTTATTTAAAAATGAGGATTAGGTAACAGCCCCCTTAAATACAGCAAATGAACGCTAAGCCGTATCAACGATTACTTAGACAATCATTAATATTATTAATTGAATGTTTTAAAATTGGAGATAACACCATGGCTGATACAATTGATACAGCGTTTGTAAGACAGTTTCAGGACGAGATCTTTGTTCTAGTACAACAAGAAGAATCTCGTTTAATGTCATATGTAAGAACTAAGGGGATTACTGGTTCTCGGATGTACTTTGATAGGTTAGGTCCTGTTGAAGTCATTAAGAAAACTCAACGATTCCAACCCACCATCATTGCTGACGCTCCACATTCAAGACGTCAGGTTGCCATTCAAGATTACAATCAAACTCTAGGCTTAGATAAGCAAGATGTGATCAGACTGTTGATTGATCCTACTGGTGAATATGCACGCGCATTAGCAATGGGTATGGCTCGTCAGATTGACAGAGATATCATTGTAGCACTGGAGGGTGATTCAGTTGCAGTTGATGCTGATTTGGCAGGTTCTATTGTTCCATTACCACCAGAACAAATCATAGACGCTGGAGGTACTAACTTTACTTTGGCAAAATTAAGAGAAACTAAATTGCGTATGGATAGAGCGGAAGTACCAACCGAAGGACGTTATTTAGCTTGGAACTCATCTGCACAACAAAGTCTACTTAATGAAGCAGAAGCAACTAGTGTGGATTTTAACTCGGTTAAAGTATTGGTTGAAGGACAAATTAATACTTACTTTGGCTTTGAGTTCGTTAGATTAGAATTGCTAACGGGCGGTGATACTGCTCAAGCTCAAATGCTAGCTTTCCATAATACAGCAGTTGGTATGGCTGTAGGTGAAGAGTTAGACATTCGCATCGATGATCGTCCAGATTTATCATATGCAAAACAAATCTTTGCAGCAGGTACGTTTGGCATGATTCGTATTGAGGAAGCTAAAGTAGTTCGTATTGATTGCGATCAAACATAATTAAATTTAACCTGCTTATAAGTTGAAAAACGACAGGTGATTTAACCGTGTTCTAAGCAGGTTTTGTTTACGAGTAAAAATTAATTTAATGGAGAGCTATCATGGCTAATTTTTTTAGTGACATATTAATAGATGTGAATAACGATGTAATTATTGATGCAGGTGAAGTGTCTGGTAATGCTTTAATAGCAACTTCTGTGGTTGACTTAACTAGTGAACCCGCAACAAATGACGTAGTTTTATATTGCGACTTACCCAGTAATTGTAAAATTAAATCATTAATATTTTTCAATGATGATTTAGATTCAACAAACACAGTAGCTGTTGATATTGGTATTTATGCTGGGGAACGCATAGTAAGGACTGATGGTACTGTATTTAATGAGAACGAAGTCATTGATGCTGAAACCTTTTCAAATGATGAAAATTTCTTTTTCCAAGCTAATATTGGAGAAGATATGAGATATATTACTAATGGTAATGCATTTGTTAATTTAGGTGGATATGCAAATTCTCAATTAGCATTATGGGAACTGGCAGGTATTGCAAATCTTCCAGAAGATCCATTCAAATATTTAAGAATAGGCGCAAAAATTGTTGGTCCATTTGGGACATTTGTTGCAGGAAAAACAATGTTACAAGTAACTTATGTAGGAAAGACATAAAATATAACTGAGGATTAATTATGCCAAGTAGAACTCACATCTGTAATCTAGCGTTAAGTGAAATAGGGCAGCCACCTATTACGGATATTGCGGATGTGACGACTAATGCTAAGCGATGCAATCTTATGTTTGATGACATTGCAGACGAAGTATCTGCATCTAAATATTGGAGCAAGTTAAAAAATAGAGTTGAATTAGCTTTAGTATCAGAAGATCCTGTCTATGAATTTAATTTTCAATTTCAATTGCCTAGTGATCATTTAGAGATTATATCCATTAATGATAATCCAGAAGAAACAGTTGTTTATCAAATAGAAAAAAGTAGATTATTAATCAATGATAGTAGTGTGTTTATAAAATATATTCAAAAACAAAGTAACCCTGAAAAATGGGGACAATTGTTAGAGCGTGTTGTGGTACTTAGATTGGCTGCTGGACTATGTTATATCACTACAGGAGACAAAACATTAACTGATAGTCTTTACTTAAGATATGAAACTTATTCTAGAAAGTATTCATCATTAGATTCTAACCAAGGTTCAAGGCGAAAAATGAAAGCAAGGACCATAACGAGAGTACGATAAATTGCCTAGATTAATATCGGTACAAACATCATTCACAACAGGCGAAGTCAGCTTTAGAATCAAGGGTCGTTCAGATATTGAAAAATATGAAAAGGGTCTTGATATAGCTGAGAACTTTAGAATACTTTCTCAAGGACCCATTGAAAGAAGGAATGGTACAATATTTGTTCAGCCGGTGAAGGATGATCAAAATGAACCAAGATTACTAAGATTTATCATATCAGTGACTCAAAGTTTCATATTAGAATTTGGCGATTTTTACGTTCGATTCTTTACACTTAATAGAGCCGTTGCTGATTCTGAGGAACCTACAGAACCATTTGAATTAGAAACTATTTATAGTATAGAGGAAGTTAGGCAGATACAATATTCTCAGGCAGAAAACTCATTGATATTAACACATAGAAATCATATACAACAAGAATTAATATTTAATGGATTGAATGCAACAGACTGGGTAATTCAAGATTTCATTACTACTCCACCCCCAACATTTGAAGAAGGATTTATACCCCCTAGAACATTAACACTTGCAGCGCAAACAGGATTACTTGTAACATTTACAACCGATTCAATTGCAAATTCTTTCTCTGATGCTGACTTAGGGAGATCAATAGAAGCCATAGCGCCTAATATTGGTGTGGGTGTGATAAAGGAAGTCATAAACTTTGATGAAGTCCAAGTTGATATTATCATTGATTTTGATCAAGATGAATATGAACCTGAAGAATGGCTTTTAGATTTAAGTCCATTAACTGTAATAACATTTAATAATGTGGTTAGGTCTGGAGGAATTGTTAGCGTAGAAATAGATACGGCTGGTAATGCAGCTAGAACTTTTAAACCAGTAGATATAGGAAAATATATATTAGTTCATGGTGGTGTGTTGCAAATTTTATCGTTAACTAATCCTGATGGTGCAGGAAGCGGGGTTGAATGTGAAATATTAAAATCTATGGGTAGCAG